AACTCTCAAAGATGCGTTATTCAATACATGGTTCCATTGTATTGGTCTAGCAAATATTCATATTCTTATAAATATTTTAGAACTAATTGAAGATGATGATACAGTATTTACATTAGTCTATTCTCTTTGTTATACAAAGCGTGACTGTACTTTACCTATCATGTTTCTCTATGGTCTTACAAACAATACATATAAAAATAGAAATATTGTATTTAATCTTCCAGAAAATCTTCAACAAAATGATTCTTATATTGATGCTTTTATTCGAGCATGCGCCCTTGGTAAATATCTTGATGCGTGGATTCTAAGTATTGTATTATGGAAAAAGAATATTCATGAAATTAATAAAAAACTATTACATCATAAATATAAAAATCATATAATTTACACAGCATACAGTCACTTAGAAGAAACAAATTTCGTTAACAAATGGTACATCCGTTGTAGCATCATTGGAATCCTATGCTTTGCCGAAAAACACTATACTGAGCCTACTAATTATTTAAAGTCTTATAAATCTTGTCTTAAAGAAATTCAAGCATGGAAAAGTCTTATTACAAAGCGTAAACGACGTATTTATGCTATTCCAAAGGATTGTTTGTATGGAAGAACATATCGCGGAACAATGACGTATTGTGAGAGCAATGATGAAGAACTACATGAGCCTCCATATATACTACAAAATCAATCAATATATCATTCTATAATTGAAAAATACGGCTCGTATGAAGAATTCCACAATGAAGAGGAATATGATATGTTTATGGATTGGTATTTCCCAGATGATATCCCGGATGAATGGTCTCTTGAAGATAGAAAGAAAAGTCATGGAATTGGTGTAAATCAAAAAAGTGATACTCCCAATCTACTTCGATATTTTAATCGCTGGGTTGATTTGAAAACAGATTGTAAGATTTGGAATAAAGAACTTATTGTGAATAAATGTTTGCAAAATGTAAATGGCTACTTCAATACATATTATATTGAAGATGAACTATTTGAAAAATATGATACTAAAACGGATGAAATAAAAATTGTAAAAAACACTTGGAATTTAAATAGTTTGAAATTAGTTTTATCTGCATTAGAGTAGATGAGTATACTTGACAAACCTCTTAACATTATTGTTCCTATCATTCTTTTTGTACTTTTAACGCCAGGGCTTTTATTTACACTCCCCGATAAGGGCGATAAAATTACTGTAACTATTGTACATGCTCTTATTTTTGGAGCAATATATATTGCTCTAAGAACAATATTTGCTAGCTACTACTAGTTTCTTCAAGAAACACAACAATAGTATGTGTTGAAGGATTGTAAAATCCAATCTTATTGAAATCACTATTATATACTTTATTATTCTTATCCCTATAATATTTAATATTATCAAGGCAAAGAATATACAATACTTCATACATTTGAATCTGCTCTTTCAAAATATGATTTGTTAAATGTTTTACACAGAAATGTTTCTTATACATATTTGGCTCTTCGCAAGGAATATATATTGTATTGTGTTTTTCATATGCTTTACATCTATAATCGTGTATATCATCGGCATCTGCTTCATCAAGAATAAATACAGATACTTTATCTTTCTTTAGTTCTTGTAAAAGAATTTTTTCATTTACATCTAAGGTTTTAGCAATATCAAGTGCAAGCTTACGAATCTGGGCTTCCAATACATCTTCAATTGCTTCATAAATCAATCTTGGAAGCGCAATTGTTTGTTTATCCATTTGTAGTAAATTTTACAGTGTGTATATAAAATCAATTTTTTATAAAATAAAAAATAAGTAATGGCAGACCCAAAAGAATGGGGTCCAACACTTTGGAAAATACTACACACAGTATCTGAGAATTTAGGTAAAAATACAAACCTACATATGCAAAAAGATGAGATGACATATTTTAAAGCATTACAGAGAAAACTATATTATATATTACCATGTAAAATATGTAGAATACATTATAAAGAATATATGAAAAATATAAAAGATTTTGAATATACTAAGTTTAAAGAAAATAGTAAAACCTTTTATTTAAATTTACACAATCAAGTAAATCTAAGAAATTCTACCAAACTTTATAGCTTTGAAGATTTAGATATATATAAGCAATATACAAAAAATGATTTAGATAAAATTTTTACAGAATTTGTCACATTATATCGTAAATATACAAATTTAAAATATATTGCGTTTGATGAATTAAAAGATTTTAATAGAATATTAATTCTTTTAAGAAGAATTATTAATTTTTAGTACCACACGCCAGTGGTGCTGTATTTTGCGCTGAATCGGGTACAAAAGAGGATGATATGCCAAGAATATCAGCACTTCTAGCACCACATATTTCTGCTAATTTATATGTGCCAAACCCTAAAGCGCCAAAAGCAAGTGTTGTAAATACTATTCCTAACGAAGAATCACATCCTGTTATATTATATCTCGCAAATACTATAATTATATACAATGTAATAATTGTTGCCATAATCATTGCGCTGCGATATCTACGATTTTCATATTGTGTAGAAGAAGTATCCGTCGCTTCACTCTTTATATATACATAATACGCATTTGTAAATAAGAAAGCAAAAAAGAAAGCAACATGGGCAAGATACGCACTTGGAACTCTTGATATTGCTTCTCCACTTCCAGGGAGTATAGCACAATTATCTTTTCCAATAAGTCTATCATTATTTATAAAAAGACTTTTTAAAAAATTAATTGTGAGAATACCTAAATTCCATAAAAATTTTAACGGCATTATCAATGCTTGACCCATACTGCCAAACACTTCTGGATATTTATAAATTAAAAAATATAGTAAAAAGTATAGTATTAACACTACGCTTAATACAAGGCCTGTTATACCAAAACTTGCAAACCCATATAATGTACCAGTATCCATTTTTCCTTAATAAGCCGGTAGATTATAAATTAGGCTTTTTTTATTCCTTTTTGTACAGCACTATCAATTCCGTAATACATTCCATAGCCAATTCCTCCAAGTAAAGCAAGAGCAGCTAGAATCGCAATAATACGAATTGTATATTCACTCATAAAAATAATGTTAGTTACTACGATTGCAATAGGAACAAACCCTAATTGACCTAATAATAAAACCATATAACCATTATTTCCTAAAGTTAATGTCATCATAATTTCATATAATACTATTACAAATGGAAGACTTGTAAAAAAATACAATATATTTTTTCTTAAATTATCTATAATATTCATCTATTTAGAACATATATAAATTGGTTTTCCATCAACTGTTTTATTTCTTAGTAAAGGAACTCCAAGAAAGTTGACAATATTTTTACCAAATAGTTGTACATTGATATTTACAATAATCATTGCTGTTATACTACCAAATAGAAGAGCAGAAGTAGCAGAGCCCATTGATTCACACCCATACAATAGTACATACATCAAATAAATAATTGCTATTACTATTAAAGATGTTATTGAAATATAATATTGTTTCATAACCGATGTATCTAGAACCTCAAGTTCATCTTTAAGATTATATAATGAACCAGCTAAATATGAGCAAGCGAAACTTACAATAAACATAGCATAAGATGGTGAATTTGCCGAAGGACTTATGAATAGTTGTTCAAATGTATGTTTAAATAATTTAGGTTTACATACTTCTTTTGCAAGAGAACCTCCAAATATAAACCTATTTGCTGTTTGAAGTCCATATAACACAAATAAACTAAGAATCATTGATAGAAAAAAAACACTATGAGGTGCCGATACAGTTACTAATCCCATTAAAAAAGAACCAAATAATATGCTATCTGGAAATAAATTTAAAGCTTCATTTACTAAGTCAGCCATCTTCCTATAATGCTTTAAGGAATGGTTTTATAGTAAATTAGGAAGTATGGGTATCCCATCGTATTATAGATTTCTTTATCAAAGAAATAAAAAGATTATTAAAAGTGAGTATGACAAAAAGAATTCTACACTGTTATGTTTAGATTTCAATTGTATTGTTTATTATTGTCTCAGTAAAATGGCTCCATATGTTGACGACATATCGTATGAATCAGAACTTATTAAAGAAGTCTGTAAATATGTTGAGCATATTTGGAGAGCAGCAGAAAAACCTGATGAAGTATTTATTGCCGTAGATGGAGTTGTTCCTATGGCAAAAATGAAACAACAACGTCTGCGCCGTTTTAAAAGTATATTTATGGAGCCTTATGAATTAGAATGTGGCGCGAAGGTTCCAGGGCAACAGTCTTGGGATAAAAATTCTATTACACCAGGAACATTCTTTATGAAGAAGTTAGATAACGCATTGAACAACTTATGTAAATCTCATAATGGCTGGACTTGTAGTGGTTATACAAATCCTGGTGAAGGAGAGCATAAAGTTATGAAATTTATTCGTGAGTATAAAACAACAGACAACACCGTACTTGTATATGGACTTGATGCTGATTTAATTCTTCTAAGTATGAAAAACTCGTTCAACCAAAATGTATTTTTAATGCGAGAGGAAATGGAATTTAATTCTGTAGTAAAAGATATTTATGAAAAAGAACAATTTTTATATTTATGTATTGATAGTTTGAAAAAAGAATTATTTATGAAACCTGAAGAAAAATATGTTGAAGATTATATTATGATGATGAGTTTATTAGGAAATGATTTTGTTCCACATTCTATATCACTAACAATTAAGGATGGTGGGTACGTGGTTTTATTTAACTTATTAAAAGAATTTCATAAGAAAAATAAATTTTTAGTAGATTCTAAAAAAATTCAGTGGTCAATTCTAAAAGAATTCATTGGAACTTTCATGCAAAATGAAAAATCAATGATTGAACACATGTGTAAAAAGAAAAAACATTTCCACAGTTTTAATGGGAAATCTGACTATGAACTAAAAATGGCACCAGTATACGCACTACCCGCGAAGTGGAATGTAGAATCTAGCATCTATAATGGTGCCATGATACAAGGCTGGGAAGAAATATATTACAGTAAATTTCTACACAATGATAAAGATAGAATTATTAAAGAATATTTAAAAGGGCTACAATGGATTCTTGATTATTATAATGGAAGACCTATTGAATTTGATTGGTATTACCCATTTATGTATGTGCCTTTATGGAAAGATATTTATAATTATATGAATACGAATGTTATAAATACATTTTTATATACATTTACTGAGCCGATTGAGCCAGAGCAACAGTTAGCGATTGTATTGCCACCACATAGTTATAATTTAATTCAAAATCCTAGATACAGAAAGTTTCTTGAAAGATTTCCTCAATATTATCCAACAAAATTCAAAGTCCATAGTCTAGGAAAGAAATGGATATATGAATGCGAATCAGATATCCCTATTTTTTCATCACGGTTTTTACGAAAGAATCTTTGATTCTACAGTAATAGATGGGAAATAATCAATCAGCCCAAATAGATCCTTCACATATAAAAATTTTTAATCATCTGCGAACAATTCAAAACCCTACGACAAAAGTTCAAATGATTCAAACAATTCTAGCGGGACAAGAATATGTAGTCTCAGCAAAAAGAGCTGGTATATATGCTGATTTACTTGCTTATGTAGCACAGCAGAATAATTTACCACCAGTTATCCAACCGCCGATACAAATGCAAAAGAATATAGTACAACATACAAAGCCAAAGAATCATATTGAACGTATGGCAAAAGCAAACTCCGAAGAAAAAGCAATCGGCTACTTCCAAGCATGCTTAGAAGTATTAGGTTTAGAAGAAGAAGTTGCTCTTACAGAAGAAATTCTTAAGAAAACTTATAAAAGAGCAATTCTAAAGCACCATCCTGATAAAGGTGGTAGTGAGAAAGAGTTTGAAAAGATTACTCGTGCTTATGCTTATTTAGGAGAGATTCTACGAAGAATTCATGGAGGCAGAAATACGACAGCCAATGTGGATGCTCCCAATGTGTTAAGAGATTCACGAGCAAAAGAATATGAACAAGTGAAACAAGTGGAGCCTGTCAAATTAAATCCAAAGAAACTGGATGTAAATGCTTTTAACAAAATGTTTGAACAAACCCGCATACCAGACCCCGAAGAAGATGGTTATGGTGACTGGCTGAAGTCTCCAGAAGATACATCTACTTCTACTTCCAAGTTTAGTGGCAAATTCAATCGTGACGTTTTCAATAAGGCATTTGAAGATGATGCGAAAGGTCTAGCAAAGGAACAAAACTATCTCATTAAAGAGCCTCAATCCATGCTTATGGCACCAACACTTGGTGTTGAACTAGGTCGTGATAAGCCTGATAGTTTCACTGCCGCATATAATTCTGAGTTAAACTTTACTGATTTGAAACAAGCATATACGACAGAAGCCAATTTTTCAAAACAAGTCGCAAATGTGAGAGTTGATTCTCGTAACTACGAGCAATATAAGAATGACTATGGTAATAAACCAAGACCAATGACAAATGCTGAAATGGAAGAGCTGCAACATGGTGAAGCGATTATGCAAGAGCGAGAAAAGCAAAGACAGATTCGTGCTGCTCAAGAAGATATTGGTGCTTCTCGTTATTTTGAACGTATGAAGCAATTGGTGATTACTGATAGATCTAAAAACTAATCTAAACGATAATAACTATAAAAAATAAGAATGGTTCTTTTTATTGATTCATTTTTATTTAATGGAGAAGATATTGTTAAACTCCGTCTAGAATTTTTATACAACTATGTAGACTATTTTTATATTGTAGAAAGTAACTATACATTTTCTGGGAATAAGAAAGAATTTTATTATATCGATAAGTTTAGCGATTGGTTTACACCTTATTTAGATAAAATAAGATTCATTAAGATTGATAAAAAACTAAATACTTATCCAGATTATATTTTTATTGATAATGTGAAAAAGTGTTTTGCTGAAGAGAAATTACAAAGAAATTATATTCGAGAGATTCTATTAAAAGATTTTGAATCGCAAGATTTTATTCTCGCATTATGCGATGTCGATGAAATATTTGATTATAGGTCACTAGATTCAAAAGATGAACTGTTTAATATTCTTCAAACAAAGTATATTCTTTTAAAGATGAAAATGTATTATTATAAATTAAATTATTTTATACATGATAACTGGGAAATGGCATTTTTAATGAGTTCAACAATGCTAAAGCAGAATGAATACAAAGATTTAGATTACATTCGTGTTTATAAATTAGGCTCTACTACGTTACGGCGAGTTTCTGGCTGGCATTTTACATATTTTATGAGTCCTGAAGATATTCAAAGAAAATTACAGAGTTTCTCTCACTCAGATGTAAATAGATACCCCTTTTCCGATGTTGATTATCTTAGACATGTAGTATCAAATGGAATAGATTATCAGCAACGAGATGAATTTAAATTCCAGAATCTAGACTTTGATAATCCCATTCATGGATATCCAGAATTATTTCGTAAATACTATCAGTAGATGGCAAGTCCAGCTTTAATAGTTGTAGCAGCTCTAGGATTAACTGCTGTCGGTGCAGGTATATATTATTCAGCAAATCGTATTGAAGAAAATACTTTCAATAAATGTAATTTAGTAAATAAAGGGACAGATAATAAAACATTATGGTTATATTACGATCAAAGTGATGTAAATAGCAGATTCTGGGCGGATTTTGGAGCTCGTTCTTCCCGTGTATTAAGCACACCATATTTAAATTTATGCTACAAAAGCATTGTTATGAAAAATGGACAAACATATACTGTAAAAGTATTAGCTGGATTAAGTGATGTTGCATTGGTTCTAGGAGGCTGGGAACATTTGCCAAAACCTTTACAGAATCCTATCGCTCATGTAGGTGAAGCAGAATTAAATTATATTCGTGCTACAATTCTAAACCGTTTCGGTGGACTCTGGGTAAATCCATCCACAATATTCTTAAAATCGCTGCCAGATTACAGTAAATTAAATAATGTTGTATTCTTTGGCACAGACAAAGATGAAACATATAGCAGTTCAAATGGAACTCCCGCACCCGGTCTTGATGTAATGTACAGCCCTAAAGCAAACCATCCAGTATTTACACATCTAGAAAAGGTTGCTTTAGCACGTATTGAAAGACAAGAAGGTGGACGACAATTTAGAGGTGATATTAAGTGGGATTTACGAGAAATGATGGCTCAACATAAAGATATAGAATATTTTCCAGAATGCGAATTTGCTCGTAAAGAAAATGGGCGTAGAATACAATTAGAAGATTTACTTGGCAGTAGTATAATACCAATAAATCCTAAAGCATGTTTTATTCCACTGCCACACAAAGAGTTAGAAGAACGCAGAAACTTTGAATGGTTTTTACGTATGTCTGAAGAGCAGATTCTCGAAAGCGAACTATATATTTCAAAGTTATTCAAACTCCATGATATAACTTCCATTTAATGAAACTGGTAACTCTTTTTGATAGATTTGGTATATTGTACTTTTTACAGTATGTAATACCTTTTCTTGAACTAAGAGGTCATAACCTATAGAACGTAATAAATGACGTAAAATAGTAATCTGTTTTCCTTCATTTAAATCATATAAAAACCTTTTTGCTTTGCATGGTAAATAATATGGTTCAATTAATACTACAACTTCTTCAAACTTTTCTTTGGATATATCATATTTTGTAAATTCTTTTTTATCATGAAGTCCTATAAAATTTAATTGTTGAAATACTTCTTCTATTACTTTTTTTTCTATAGGAACTCTAAACATCCTATATTTTGTTTATAGAAGTTTGTCTTATTAATTTTCGCAGAATAACTTATTTTATCATTAATCTGAGTTTATCAAATGAATGTGTCTTTCCTTGAGCAAATTGTATCCAACCTTTCATAATCATTCTGTACAATTTTTGACTTGTTTTAGGTCTTAAAATCCCAATTTGTTTTATATTAACATTTAGTTCATATAAAAAGTCTTCATAACTTATTCCCGTAGACCATATTTTAAAAAACAATTGTACTAATAAAGTATTATTTTTCTTAATAAATGCATCAATAATTTCTAGAGTAGTATTATAACTAGGTGAACCAAATAAAATATTAATATCTTGTAATGTAATTTTTTCTTTAGAAGAATAATAATATGATATAATTTTTATCATGGACTCTATTTGTGAGGGGCTTTGTGCCAATGAAAGTAAATATGTCAATCCAGATGGTTCAATATTATAGGGAGTATTTGTTCTTTTATAAAAATCTTGAATATAATCAACTGTAGAAATAGTTTCAATTTCTAAATGTAAACAACGAGATTTGAGCGGCGCAATTAAATCAGATGGATAACGACTACAGAAAAAAAATCGTGTAGTATGAGAATGCGTTTCCATAGGTCTTCTTAATGCTTGTTGACTAATAATCGGTAAACTGTCAGCATCATCAATAAGAATCCAACGATATATGCCAGGCTTAGCGGATGAATGATGAACAAATTCTGCAACATTCTTACGAATACAAATAATTCCACGATCTTTTTCTGAAGAAAGATTTAGAATCCATTCATTTGTATTTGTAATTTTATTAAGTTTAAAATATGTATTAATAAATTCATTTAATATTGTTGTTTTACCAGAACCATATGGGGATGTTATAAAAATGTGTGGTATATTATCATCTGTTAAAATTTTATTAAATATATCCTCTATGGCATCTTGGCCAATTAATTTTGTTTTAAAAAGTTTTTCCATCTTTATGAACTAGTTTTTATTGCTTAAACCCGTGCTGAATTACAAAAGTGAATTAATTCCGCACGGGCTGCGGCCAATATTCATTTATAAATGAGTATGGGTCTAAACCTTTTTCATTATCATTCTAAAGATTATGAGCGCACATGATGATTTATATTCCATTCTAGGGGTTTCTAGAAATGCTGACGACGGAGAAATCCGTAAATCCTACAGAAAACTATGTTTAACAGCGCATCCTGATAAAGGTGGCTCTGCAGAAGAATTTCAGAAAATTCAGAAAGCATATGAAATTCTGAGCGATGGTCAAAAACGTCAGATGTATGACCAGACTGGCAGTACTGATGAGCAGCAGATGGGAAATGGAGTAAATGTTGATCTAGGAAGTATGTTTGCAAATATGTTTGGTGGTGCTTTCAATCCATTTGATCAAATGCCAGGTATGCCAAATCGCACAAAGAGACAAAAGCCTCATCCTAAAATTCATGAAATACCTGTTAGCCTTTATGATTTTTATCATGGTAAGCAACTAAAAATACAGTTCGATCGTCAGAAGTTTTGTGCTGGATGTAAAGGTGAAGGATTCGGGAATTTTAGTAATTGCGATCGTTGCCATGGTCGTGGAATCCTTGAACAAATGATGATGGTAGGCCCTGGTATGATGGCGACAAGCCGTGGCCCATGCGACCATTGTAGTGGAAAGGGTAAAAAAGGTACTACAAGATGTTCAACATGCAGTGGTAAAAAAACATTTACACAAGAAAAGGTTTTAGATATTAACATTGAAGCTGGAATGAAAAAAGGAGATTCTCGTCTCTTCCAGAATGAATGTAGCGATGATATAAATTATCAAGAACCGGGTGATGTACATATATTTTTCCAAGAAGCCGATGAGTCCATTGATGTTAGCCGTAGTGGTGAAGATTTACACGGAATGTGTAATATATCTTTTAAAGAGAGTATTCTAGGAACTTCTTATACTGTTAGAAATCATCCGAAGTATCCAAATGGTTTTGAGATTAAGATTCCGATGGGTACTATGAATAGTGATACTATCACAGTATTAAATGAAGGTATGCCAAAACGTTATTCCAAACTATTTGGCAACTTTGTATTGAAAGTTGATGTGATTATTAGTGAAGATGAAAAGAAAATTCTAGAAACTCATCACGAAGAATTTAAGAAGTTATTTAATGCTTAAGAGGGCTAAAAGCATTCGGATCTTCAGCAAGTTTCATTTCGGGGTTCATCCCGCTTACTGCTTGTCTTTCCATATCAACAGGTAAAAGCATATAGGGAGAGCCAACATCCGCCATACCCCCTCTCATGTTCTTGCGATAACACTTACGCATGGTAGTTCTAGACTTACGCATACTTCCCTTACGCATACTTCCCTTACGCATACTTTTCTTACTCTTTCTACGACCACCGCCACCTTGGTCTCTCATTCCAGCAATTTCAGTGGTTGAAGCATCTAATGGCTGAATGCGAGCCGCTTCACGTAAGCCGGCTTCTAACATACCTGTATCACCGACGGGAGCCATGCCTCCCATTTGACCCATTGGACCAACGCGAGTCATTCCTCCCATTTGACCAACGCGGGCAGCAGCACGCATATCATTGGGAAGTACGCCGGTATAGCCAACATTTGCTTGACCGCCATGTTGATCTTTGTGCATTGCTCCATACTGATTTCCTTGCTCTAGATTTAATTTGGAAGCATCATTCATGGTATTATCACCAACATTAGAACCCATCAGTTGGCCGCCGCGCATCTTGCGACGAGATGTACGTGTTCCCTTGCGGTGCGTTCTTCTCTTCATGTTACGCTTATTTTTGGCCATTCTATATTAAAAAGATATTTTTGTTTACTCATATCTCTCCTTTAG